AGGCTATATATCTTAGGTTTGCTTTATCAGGAAGTCCTCGCCATCGTAGTCATCAACAACGTATTTATGGGCTTCAAGTACACGTCTAGCACTATCTCCTTTGGTATCAAGCCTTAAGTGGTCACAAGCCTCTTTGCTAGTGCGGAAGTTGCCCAGTAGACTAAGGGTATTACCATCCCTAGTATGCACCGCAACAGCTAGTTTCCTAGTCTTGCTAGTGCTAGTGCTAGTCTTGCTAGTAGTAAATGCCTTGTTTAGTACCCATGTACCCCATATCATATTGCCCGTTTCCTTCCGCCTAGACTTTAGGTCATCATCACTAATGTTAGGATTACTAGCCTTGACTTCCGCTATCTCTGCCTTAGTTAGCGGAATAGCCTCCATTATTCTAGGTCTGTAGATATTGACTACACTACTGGGAACGTTACTTGGCAATTCTAGGCTATTAAGGGCATTTACTAGGTCTTCTAGGGCTTTAGCTTCCGCTTCTGCCTTTGCCTTCGCTTCTAAATGACTATCAATGGCTTGGATAGCTTCGCTATTGTCTGCATTAGCTTCCCTAAGTGCTTTCAATTGGTCTTCGCTAAGCAAGTTTAAGATTGTAGCTTGGCTTGTTGCTATTTCCTCCATCGTGTTACCTTCCTTTCGTTAGTTAATATCCGATGATACTAGGAAGGTATAACTAGAATTGCTTCCCTAGCTTCCTATATTCAATTGTAAAGGTACGATGTAGGGCTACGCCCCACATAGCTAGTATAGCATAGCTAGACTAAAAATAGCAATTTGAAGCTAGGTCATAGCTAGGGACATCACACGCACACACGCATCCACCACGAAGTTAGCCACATATAAAAAATGCTGATAGCCTAAAATATTCCAGTGAGGCTTCAGTACTGATAATAGTTAGGGTCAGGGGTGTAGTAGGGTGGATACTCAGGTACATAGCTTGGGTAGTAGATATAGGTTATGGGCTCCTCCCTGACTTCTACCCAGCCTTTGCCACCACAACCATGACACATATCCCACCTGTCCTTGGAGTATACTCCTGTTCCGTTGCATACTGGGCATAATACTGCTTTCATATCTTTTCCTCCTTATATTCTAAGCTCTGAGAGCCTTTCTTGAAGCTTTTCAGCTGTAATAGTGTTGCCTCCTTTTAGATGGTATCTAATGGATGTACGCAGAAGATGGGCTAAGATTGGGTTAGTATACTTCCGAGGTCTACCCATTTTAGGCTTGACTTTCCTTCGGTTTCCCGAGTAGTTAAGTCTCCATTCCTCTAATCTGTGGGTAAACATAGTACTGTTCCACTCAAGGAAGCACCCAACATGGAAAGTAAGTGGTATATTGTCATAGATGAGGATAACGACTGCTTCTTCCCCAGGCATCATGGTACTATTACAGCCCTTACAGGCTTGTTCATTCTTTACTATAAAAAATCTCATATTTCCCCTTTTTTCAATCTTTATATATGTATATTACAACGTAGGTTTGAAGCTAACTTTTCGCAAACTACCTAAGTTTAGCATATACTCAAAGCTATGTCAAGGATTTAGCAGGGGACTTGACAAAGAGGCTAGGAGTATGCTAGCATATTGCTGTATGAGTACGCTAAGTGAGAAACTAAAGTCAATATCAGGAAATAAAAGACAATTTGTTCTAATGCGTGTAGCTGGGATGGATGCAGACCTAGCCATGAACCTGACTCATATTTCAAGAGGAACCTATAACTCTTGGTTCAAGAATGAGGAGTTTGCTCTTATCTACCATGAACTTCCTGAATTAGCTAAGGAATACAGACAGGAAGCGGTGCAAATGCTTAGGAAGGGTAATCAACTTGAGGCTGTGTTGTTGGAAGGTAAGATAATCCAACAGCTAAAGAACGAGATAGAGACTGGAGAGTATAGTCTGGCTAAGACTAATCTAGCTAGAGAGGTCTATAGTAAGCTTATGACTGACCTAGATGTAGTTCCCCAGGTCAAATCCCTGACATGGGAGCAAAGGATATGGCAGTTAGGTGGTACACCAAATCAACTAACAGAAGGAGAGAAAATTATAGATGCCGAGTTTGAGGAAGTTAGCAGCGAGCAGACGGAACATTCGGAGGGCTTCCCTATATCGGAAGGTGAACCCTCAAGTGATGAGGCTACGCAGGACACTGAGGTCTAGAGGACTTGTATGGAAACGCTGGTAGCAAAGCCCAGAATAAACAAGATTGCTTTGATAGGTGAACTCCTTTCTATAGATAATAAACAAGGAGTAGTTGTTCCTTTTAGGTTTAATAGATTGCAGAGGTATTTCCACACCTATAAAGGAAGTAGGAACATCATCCTTAAATATAGACAAGGTGGTTGCTCAAGTAGCATCCTTGCTGACCAATTTACAGATTGTATTATCATCCCACATACCCAATGTGCTGTTGTGTCCCATGAGGGAAGAGCAACACAAAGGCTATTAGATAGGGTTCAGTTTTACTATGATTGTATGAGTGAACCTAAACCTATACTTGGAGCAGAAAGTAGGACAGAGAAGTCATTCCCAGAGCTTCACTCTAGTATGTATATTGGAACTGCAGGAGCAAGAGCCTTTGGGCATGGTGATACAATTAAGAAAGCCCTGCTTTCGGAACTAGCTCTATATGATGCTACCGATGCAGAAAGAATACTTAATGGTGTTGAAGATGCTGTCCCTATGAGTGGGGAACTAACGATAGAGTGTACTGCTCAGGGAGAGGATAACCTGTTTTATGAAAAGTGGATTAAGGCAAGGGAGGGTAAGAGCTCCTATAAAGCCTTCTTCTTCCCTTGGTGGTGGGATGATGGGTACAGAATACCTAGGAATGACCCCTTGTCTCTCCCACAAGACCAGGGTGAGTTAGCTTATACTGATGAAGAACAGTTTCTAGTAGATACACATGGTCTTATTGAAGACCAGATAAGGTGGCGTAGATGGAAGATAGGAGAGAAAGGTCTTCTCTTTCATTCACAGTATCCAGAGAATGAAGTTGATTGCTGGCTTATTTTTGGTGAGCCTGTATTTGACCCTGGTATCCTCTCTGACTTAGCTAATGCTTGTTATGAAGGGGAAAGGCATGAGGGTGGTTGGTTTACATGGATACCTCCTGTTGAAGGTGTCAAGAATTATATCATAGGGGCTGATACTTCATCTGGAGCCCCTGAAGGTAGCTTTAGTGCAGCTGTAGTTCTTGACCCACAATGGAGAGTATGTGCTACATTCCAGGCAAGGCTTGAACCTCATGAATTTGCCATACTTCTCAAGAAGCTTGCAAAGTGGTATAATATGGCAGAGATAGCAGTGGAGAGAAACTTCACTGGGTATGCTGTGCTTGAACAGTTAGTAGATTACCCTAATGTGACTCTTCAGAGGGATTTCACTACTGGTAAGATAACCAGCCAGAGAGGTTGGTGGAGCAATGACCAGACTAGGAGTATGCTCATGACCATTACTAGGGAGAACCTAGGTCAATTAAAGACTTGGGACTCTAACTTAGTAAGGCAACTCAGGAGTTATAGATATGTAAAATTAAAGAAAAAGTATAGAGAAGAGGCACAGACCTATGATGACTTAGCTATGGCTTTTATGATAGCAGTTACTACTAGGAAGGTGTCTAGCACAGCTCATGGTTATCAAGGTAGCTATAATAACTGGGGCTGGTAGGAGGAAACATGGAAGAAAGACAAATAATAGAAAGCATATCAAATCTAAAGGACTACTGGAGACAGAGGAATGTGAAGTTCAAAGATTGGTATGAAATACTTGTGATGCTGGATACACTAGCCAAGAAGGGTCTTGAGACCTATGTTAGTAATGAACCCCAGACTTTCTATGATATGGCTCACTATCTGTTGACTAGGGGGGAACTATCCCATTCTTCACCAGTAGAGTCAGAAACAGCTATAGAGCTGGACAAAAGAGCCAAGATAGATAGGGGGTGTCAATATACTTGGTCTATGATAGATAGGGAAAGGAGGAGTGGTGGAAGCCAGTCCTTCTTAGATGAGCTTGGTTTCTATCTCCTAGTCCTAGGGTGGTATTCTGTAATATTTCAGTTTGACCCTGATACAGGGTTCTTGAAGGCTCAGATATGGAACCCTTATGATACCTATCC